TAGCTCTTCCATGGCTTTCTCAACGCTGTACTGCTGGGCTTCGCGTACAGCACCAGCAAACTCCTCATCGGTTTTCATGCGTTTATAGAAAGCAGCCCTAGATATGCCAACGCCCTCGCACACATCAACGATAGTATGCCCATCGGCAAGGCCAGCAATGATTAAGTCTGTTTTAGGTTTGGTTAGCTTTGTCATGTTATTCCTGTGCTTCGTGTGTGTGCTGAGAATAGTCTATTAATGTATATATAAGAGGCGTGGCCGCGCTGGGGTGCATGACCCATTATGAACCCCCCCTACCCATGCACTGTGGCATAAATGTCACACTACTGTTGCATAAATACCACACTGCCTGTATCATCCGTTAGTATTGCCACGCAAGAACTTTGTCTTTGCGTGTGCTTTGAATAATAGAATCATACCTATTCAATCCCATAATCCCAGGTAATCCAACGAATAATGCTTTTTGCCATTATATGGTATTACTTGCCATAGTGTAAACTTTTTTTTGCTTTTATGCTTTTTTCCTATTGACTAAGCGGAAACTATTACCTATGTAGGGCTTATCGAAACTAAACAAGGGGACAAAACAATGAACAACACAACGCAAAACGCAATTAAAAAACAAGTTTGGTATCATGAGACTATGGTCATGTTTCACTCAGGAAGTGATAGCGAAAACATTAAGCATCACAAAGAATCTGCTAGCAAGTTACGCGACCAATACAAAATAACTGAACAATGGTATATTCTAAACGCTAGCTTTAGGGGGGAATAAAACAATGATTCATTTAATGCTTCTAAACTTAATCGTGGTGATGCTAGCAACGGCAGGATTGATTGCTAGCTTTGCCTTAAACTTTCCTATTATCGCGCCTTTTGCTGCCCTTATTGGGATGCTAGCCATGGGCAGCTTTGTCTTAACTTTTCTTACTAATGCGGGAGAATAAAACAATGCAAAGATTCTATAAAGTAGCAGTTTACGCAGATATGTTGGACACTAACCCGACTATCACAACATACGATACAGAATGGGAAGCGCAGGACGCAGCGCATGATGCCATTGAACACATGACACAATGGGAGGTCGACCATTCACCCTATGCAATAACTGAAGAAGAACGCGACCAGATAACAGAACGCAATAGACTACTGGTTAAAATCTTCGATGGAATAACTTTCAGCAAAGAAGAGGGGAAACTATCATGAAAACGAAAGTATGCTTTAGACTTGAAAACAACGGCCAAATAAGCGCTGTTTTTCCATACCTCATATGCGACCATAACAAAAACATAACCATATGGGACAGCGTATCAGGCCATGGCGCGGCAAGTTATGGCTATGCAACGGTTAATACTGTTCCGGCAAGGCCAAGCGAATATGAGCAAGCTAAGAGAATCTTAGAACAAAACTACGGTTACAAATTAGAAGTACTTAAAAGAATGCCGTCATATAGCGCATATCTTCGCAATGCTAAATAATAGGCCGAAACGGGCAGGGCTTGGCCTTGCCCGTCCATGGGTTATGACCATGCTGATGAGGCCAATACTTATCAGAAACTTAACCATAAAGGGGAATACAAATGACTATTAAAGCTGAAATCAATGAATCTCAATTCATCAATGCTTTATGCAGTGACCAATACGCGGCATGGTCAAGATGCGCGGCGCGTGCATTGTTTGACTGGTACACTGAATTATCAGAATGTACTGGTGAAGAAATTGACTTTGACCCGATTGCCATTCGTTGTGACTGGTCAGAAATGGATACTGATGAGATTGCTGACCAATACGGGCATCTTTTCAGTGAAGCAGAAAACTTTGATGAGCTTTATGAGGCATTGTTAGACCATACAAACGCAATCCCATTAGATAATAACAACTATCTCATCATGGCATTTTAAGGGGGGCATGAGAAATGACTAAACTTGAATTACTGCAAGAAAGACAATCAGAACGCGAACAATATCTAAAGCTAACTGATAGAATGCGTGAACTTATGGATGCAAAAGAGCGCGATTGGCAAGCTATAGCAACATTACATGAGCAAACAAAGGAGCTGCACAATAAGCTCTATTCGTACACATATATGAAAAAGCCAGAAACGGAGGGATGAGAAATGGTTATCATCACAAGAATCTTAGCAATCATGTCAGGCATTGTCTTATTGTTAGCAGGGATTGCCGCCATTGACGGCATGACGCTAATCAGCTTAGCAATCGGAACAATGCTAGCGATGATAGGCCTTAGCTTGATAGGGCTTGGCTTAATCTCAATCAATAACATTATGGAGGAAATGGACTAATGAGAAATGACCGGATATATAACTGGCTTCATAGCAAGCCATTATATAAGCCCAGGAGCAAAACAGAAATCTTAACTGAAATTCTGTCTGGGCTATTCGTAGCAGTGGCTATCGTGGCTACTGTAATCATAACACTGGCTCAAATAGGAGGGTAACACCATGACCAGAGGAAGACCGAAACACCTATGCAATATGACCGAAGAGGAAAGGGCGGAGTATTGGACTAATAGGGCAAGCGAAGCCCAAGAAATGCTAACACCTGCCCAGAAAAACGCTATTGATAGGGCACAACACGCCTTGGTTTTGTTTGCTGCAGAATGGTCAGAAGACTTTGACCTGAAATCAGGCACGGTTAGAGAGTTAAACCAAGCCATGAAATCTCTTTGCGGTAACTTTGATTTACACCACGGCACATTTTAGGAGAAATAGACATGGCAAAACCAAATAAAGATTACAGTGTAGCAGTCTGGGACATGAGTTTTTGTCTCGTTGATGATGATGCTGATGACTATGTGAGAAATGATGATGGTAGTGTAAAGTTGTTTGACATACCGCAATACGATTATTCTACAATCTCTGACTACATAACAGCAGAACATCTTGTGGAAAGGGAGGCAGACTAATGCTTATAGTCAATCACACTTTACGCTATGTTTCTGGCAACAAAGAAACCTTTGAAGACCACTACCAACTAGCTGATACCTATGATGAAGCTAGAAAGATAGTAACAAACATCATCGCAATTCACGGTGACTATCTTCATTGCTATTCGATTGCTGACATTCTGGAGGCTTCTGAACCGCATTGGGCTGAAAAGCGTGACGAACTATCACAAACCCAATCAGACGATGCTTGGGGGGCTGATAAATGACACCGCAAGAACTAAAGCATAAGCGTGTATTCATGAACCTGACACAGAAACAGCTCGCAGATAAGTTCTGCATAACAGAACGCACTATCAGAAACTATGAAAGCGGAGCAACAGAAATACCGCGCACAGTAGTGATGGCTTTGTCAGCCCTAGAACTAGAAAAGAAATGACGCAATGCTAAGCAGTATTACTTAGTAGTACTGCTTAGTAATACTAAAGCAAGGCTATGCACTTAGCCTTGCTTCTTTTTTTTTATAGAAAAAATATAGCATCTATTCTGCTAAGCAATACCGCTATGATTTGCGGAACTTCTTTGGTGTACTGCTTAGTAATACTGCTAAGTAATGCGTCAAACACCGCAGGGGATAACATATTTTTTAAGACTTGTCAACTGGCCTTACTGGAAGCCGTTTATTTAGGTCAGGCTTGCTGACCTTTGCGTGAGTTTTGCGGTGTTTCGGTGGCTCCGGTATCTTGGGAATGGCAAACATCGCGGCTATTTTTTTAGGGTCATGCTTGTACATGACTAGCCCAGTATTCCCTCACCAACATACACCAAGTGTCAAAGCTGACCGTAACGGTGTCGGGCTTGCCCTGATATTCATCATTGAGAAATGACAGCCGAACAACAACCTTTGGCTCTGCCCGGTCATACTTATAGATTAAAGCAGGATGGCAACCCTGAGAGTCAGCAGCATTGACCACCTGATTCCACCAATCCTGATGATGATGACCACCATTAGCCATCTTGTAACGCTTGCACTCGATGACAAACCCATCCAAGCCAATCAGGTCGCCCCTGTCACCAGACCTATACTGCTCAAGGTCACGCTTCACCGTTGCGCCTAAATTTTCCTTTATCATTGAGGCTACGGTTCTTTCCCAACTAGCCCCTTTGTTGCGACCGTTAGTCATCCTTCACCCATAGGCATCTGCCCATCTCAGCGTACCAACCACCTAATAGAACCCGATACCAACCATCAGGTACTGGGTCGTCAATCATCGCCAGCCTCATCGTTATCTTCTTCATCCCAATCTTCCACTTCACCCGACCCATCACACTCTGGGCATATATCCATTTCAGTCCTGATATAGCCGCCATTCATGTAATCAACAACCGCGATATCAACCTCAACCTCACCAGTTCCTAAACACTCTGGACATTCTTTCATTTCTCTTCCCCTATTGACTGCCTAAACCAATCCTCTGCCCCTACCTGACCATCTGTCACCTGATAGATAATGTATATCGTGCTAGGTGATGGGAAACGCTCACCCTTCAACAGCCGACAAATGCCAGCCTCAGATAAGCCGCAAGCCTCAGCAAACTGCCTCTGACTCATTCCCTTTTCTTTGATGTAAGCAGATAAAAACATAAATATTATATAACACAGGCTTGACAGTATGGCAAACGGATGCTAGTTGTAGGTCATTGAAACGCATAGCGAGGAGGAGTTATGGAATACGAAGTACCTGATTATTCAAAAGAATTTGGCAGGGTTTGGGTGTCTGCTAGTGGTGGCACTCAGCCCATTGATGAACACATCTTAAAGATGTATCTCAGAAAAGAATACCAGATGAACTTTCCATTTTCCGCCCGACCTAAAGCTGGTCAGGTGGTGCAAATGGTTGCAGACCTACATCTGGGCTTGCATGAATACAGTCCCATCCTTGGTCAGACCGATGGTATCCCGATTGCGGAAGCGATTACCAAGGGACGCACAGAGTTCATGCAGTACCAGCCTAAAGACTGGGATGATGGCAAGGACGCTGAAGAAAAGGCTGAGTTCATCGAGCATGTTGAGGCGATGTCACTCAATGCTATTGCCGGGGTCAAAGAGTTCTTTGGTGATAGTCCCATCGAGGGTGAATATCAACGCTTTTACTGGGATGAACGCATTGATGTACCAGTCACCCTGTTCTTAGATTACGCTGATGAAGAGAAACAGATTGACCTCAAGTGTTCTCTGCCTGTTCGTAACCCACCCAAAAAGGATGGCACACGGACATGGCGAGTACCAAAACCTAAGACAGAACCCACAGAGCAACAGGTCATGCAACAGGCAGTCTATTGGAAGGCTACTGGCTTGCGTCCTGCTCTGCTTTTCGTGACCTCTGACGGCTATAACATAGCCACGGAGGATAATTGCCCTGCTCTGAAGCCAGAGGCGCTGGAGGACGCTTATAACACGATTGTGGGGCGTTGGTTAGCCGTGCAGAACCTGATGAAGGCGGCGATGGGTAACTGGAAGACCCTGTTTGGTATGGTTGCCCCTGATTATGGTCAGATTGGGGCAAGGCACGGACAGGAAATACTTAATATAGCAAAACAAGCGTGGAGAGTGTGATGAACCAAGTTGTCTCATTTAAGGAAATGAAAGAAAAGCTAAGGGGTATGATGGAAGTCCCTAAGATACCGCCTCGCTCACCAAGCCGACAGGACAGGCGATACAAACTTAAAAACAATAATGTGAACCAGCTATTCAAGGGGGGTAAAGATGATAAAACTAGAAATGACTGAAGATGAGTTTCAATTAATTACTGATTGGGCGATGCAACATTTCTGGAAAGACACCCAATCTTTTGATGATGATATCAATGTTGATGAATGCCTTAGGTGGTCAAAGGCTTGCCTTCTTATGGCTAGGCTAAAGACTGAGGCTGATAAGCATGGAATATACTTTGGGTTTCATAGCCCATTCGATGAGGATGAACCTGATGAAAAGAAGATAGATGTGACAACCACTTTCATGAAACAGTATTGTGCGAATGTTCAAAGAGAATTTGAACGAATAACGGAGTTGGTTGACCCCACCACAGCATACGAAATGGCTAAGGCTGATTATGAAGAACGGACAAAAAAAGAGGAGAAAACCAATGACTGAGACTGAACAAGAACACGCACAGATGATTGATTTTCAGAATGAGCGTATGAAGAAACTAGAAAAGCGCATGGATGAACTGGCAGAAACACTGTTCTTTGCCATGCGTATGATGAGCAACTACATGGATAAACTGGAGGACAGTGACTATGAGCAGTAAAATTATGGATGCAATGGGACTTGTTAATGAGTTCCATAAACAACACGGAATAGCCCAGCGTGGCGGCAAGAAATACACCCAAGTCGTTCACAGAATGGAAGCCTTCCGTACAATCTTTGGCCTAGATTATGGCGTTGACACGCAAGTCCTAGTTGACGATGGACATCGTGTCGTGGTTAAAGCTATAATCACAAATGAGAACGGAATCGTTATTGGTTCTGGTATGGCTGAAGAAATCCGTGGCGAGGGTCATGTCAATAAGACATCAGCCCTTGAGAACTGTGAGACTTCAGCCGTAGGCCGTGCCTTAGCGTCTATCGGTTTGTCTGGCGGTGAATACGCAAGCGCAAATGAGATGGAAGCTGTCGGGCGAAAGCAACAGAACCTGAACAGTCAGGCGGTGGGCAGCGCTGATGTCCCTCCTCCCCCATCAGAAGCGCCGCCGCCTGTTCAACCTGAACCACCACAAGCTGAGCCAGAAGATGATGGCATTGACTATTCAACTAGGGATAGAAACTTCTACTTTGAGATTGCCAACACTCTTACTGGCAAAAAAAGCAAGTACACTGTCGAGAAATACTTCATTGAGTTGAAGCCTCGCATCAAAGAGTTGAGGACTAGGGACGAGGAAAAAGCACAGAGTATCCTCACCCTATTCCAAAACAGATTAGCCGAACTTAACTAGGAGGTTACCATGGCTACGAACTACCAAAAGATTATGAACATTAAAGTCTTCCCGAACGATAAAGGGGCGGCTAAATGGGGCAACAGTAAGTTTGTTCCATACAAGGATGGCGCACCAGCAGACATCCATCTCAGGGCTGACCAGCAGTATCGCGTGTCTGTCTTTGAGGATGGCGATGGTTCGCTTGGGATTTCCCTTACCATCCCAACTAAGCAACATGGCACAGATGACCTTGGCTCTGACCTAAAGCAAGGCGGCATGAAGAAACTAGCCGATGCTGTCAGTGCAAGTCGTGGCCTCAGCCTCGATGATGATGTGCCATTCTGAGATGGAAGCGGCTCACATAATACTTATTGCTGTCTATGATGATGGGCTTCTCATCACCATAGATGGCAAGAGTTACTTCCACCACCAGACTACCCAGCAACAGTTGTGGATGGCTCAAGAACTAATAGCCAAATCACAAGAGGCGAAGCGGAAGTATGGCGAAGAAGACTAAAGGAAAGCCCACCCTCACCAGGCGTATTAGTTGCGACCATTGTGGGTTTCAGCATTATGTCGCTGAGGGTGGCTGGATTATAAACGGACGGAAAAAAGTCTATTGTTATAACAGATGGAGAAATTGCCTTGATGAAATGCTCAACTTGCGGTCAGAAAATAGAACACATGAAAACGATGGATTCGTTCTATCTCTTGATGACTAAACGATTTACACGGCTGGAAGACATCGCCGGAGTGATGCACGAAAAATATGGCATCACTTACAAACAGCTAAGAATGAGGCGCAGAACTTACAGTCTAGCACAACAACGGCGTATCTTTTGCAAACTAGCTAAGGAGTTTTCTGAGGCTAGCTTTCCAACGATAGGTAACTTTATTAACAAAGACCACACAACAGTGTTACGCAGTATTGACGCAGAACTAGATGCAGACTACACTAAGATATATCAGGATTTACGAGGTCTTATTGCAGAGAGGGAGGCAGAAATAGACTCCGTTAAAACAGCTTAGTTTCTCCCCACCCTTGGTTTTGTTCAGTTTTCCCAAGGGTAACTTGCCCCGGCGGTTTTTCTTTTTCACCGCTGGGGCTTTTTTTATTTCTTTTTCTTCATTGGCTTGGCTGGCTTCTTCATGCCGGGCTTCGCCATCTTCGGTGGACGACCACGCTTTGAACCGTATGTACCTTTACCCATTGGCATAGCTAAATCCTTTCTGTGCTACCACTTGACCTTGTTTGCCCAATATGCCGCAGACATCTTGCCTTTCTTGATGTTTGCTGCATGACGCGCCTTGAATGATTTACGGCGAGCCTTCTCCGATGCTGTCTTTGGGCTTTTACCAGCACCTGAAACACCTTGCTGTCCAAACCTAATGGTTTTGACCTTATCACCAGACTTAGCCACAACAACGTGAGACTTGGTAGGATGGCTAGGTGTGCGCTTGGGCTTGTTATAGCCGCTAACACCAGCTCGCTTTAATCTAGGGTCTGCTTTCTTAGGCATTCGTCACATTCCTCATTCTCTCAATAAGGCGTTCTGCCCTATTTGTGACCTGATTATACCACTTTGAGTCCTGCATTTGAACCGCTGCCTCGCTCCAATCCCCAGCCTCAACAGCCGCAATCATCTTTTTGAACTTGGACATCCTTGGCAAGCCCATATTAAACATCATATTGGCAAGGATAAGTTGCGCCTCTTCTGGCAGCGTGGCGAAGTCATCAAACAGAATATCGCAGTCGGCTATGGTGATAGCAATGTCTGTCTCAAAGGCTTCAATAACACGGTCTTCACCAACAGGTACACCAACAGGATAGCCATACTCAGGCTCATCCTCAGTAATCAGATGCCCGATGCCATATGTCTTATAGCCAAGATGGTCAAGATAGATTTCAAACTTGCAACCCTCGTCAGCCGCTAGCTCTTCTCTCAACTTGTCAATGTTCATTTCTTTTTCTTCTTCTTTGCTTTACGAGCTGTTGACAAAGCAATGGCAATGGCTTGCTTCTGTGGCTTGCCGCGCTTCATTTCACTGCGAATGTTCTTAGAGATAGACTTCTTGCTGTAACCCTGAACTAGTGGCATCACTTCTTCCTCTTGGCTGTCTTTGCTGATTGCTTAAAAGCCTTAGCTGTCGGCGCACCTTTAGTGCCGGGCTTCCGCATCTTCTCGCCTGAACCAGCCTTAATCCGTTTGCGTTTAGCGTGGATGTTTGCGTATAAACCTTTCTTCATTTCGTTAATCCCTTCGCCTTTTCATATGTCCTGAGACCGCCAAGTCCGAGCATCCCAAGAAGCACAGTCATCAAACTATCCATATCAAATACAGGCAGTTCAGGCAGTTCCATCCCTGCCATCCCTGCACCAAAGATTATAAATGGGGCAATCATAAAATGCCATAGCATCGCAAAAGAAAGACACCAGCCAAGGAACGGACGCCAGCCAGCAACAAAGATAGACCTATGCTGGGCTTCAGCCTTGTTAATCTCAAGCTGACCCATCGCTTGCTCGTGCATTTGCTTTTCTGCCATTGTCGCTATTTCATGCGCCAACTTTGCTTTCTGGTCTTTGTCTTCGATAAACTTATCTAGCAGCCCAGTGACAGGGCCAATAAGTGCTTGTATCATTTCCTTGCCTCACTTCCCAACCACACCGCAAATGCGCCAGTCATTGCCCCAGATACGACACTAATCATCGCGCTCTGTTGTGTGCTTAAATCCTCTAAACTCATACCCCATTCAATAACACGGATATACATTATCGTCATAACTAGCATCATTAACCTAGGTACTATCTTCCATTCTAGTATAGTAGATGCAGACATTACATGCCACCCCTTAGCAAATATATGCCAGCGCCAAGGAAACCAATGGCAATCATAGTGGCAAGGAAGCCAATAACAATCTCAGTGATAAACTCTTTGCGCCTCTCAGCCTTTAGCTCTGCCTCGCGGCGTTCTTTCCTAGCTTCGGCTTGGAACGCTTGCCAGTCACTCCATAGTCCGGGGCGACCTGTGTAAATCATAACTTCCTTCAGGTCTTTCTCGTATTGCTTGATTTGCTCTAGGGCTAGGAAAGCCTCTAGGTCTGACTGGTTTGCGGCGGCCTTGTTCTTGCCGCGCAGCTTCTTTTCCAAGTCTTCCTTGGCTGTGGCAAAAGAGGTAAGCGCAGAGCCAGCCCTAGCCACATCACCAGCATTAGTGACGGCTTGCTTGATAACAGCAAAGGCAGCATTAGCAGCGGCTAACTCAGCTAACATCAGAATATCTCCACAAGGGTTGGGTCGTATGCTTTAGGCACACAGTATGTCGTAACCCTGTCCCTCGGGTCAATAAAATCTATATGGCTATAGTTACCGTGTCGTTCAGCCAAACGAGATGCAAAATAAAGACAATCATCCACATTATAAAATCTGAGATTTGTATCAACAGGTCTTCGGTCATCACCTGTCCCCAGATACATTACTAATGAAAAGGCAACAACAAACTTTGACATCACACATTACTGCCTCGATTGAAACACTGGTACGACCAATATCCCACATCATATTGTTGGTATAAATGTGACATATTCGCTTTTGCTTCTTCGTAACTAGGGCAGTAATCTAAGTCGTAAGGCTTTATAACAAATGTCATCTGCTGTGTAAGGATAACAAAGATGACAAGAAACTGGCTCACTTTTCCATCAACCGATGCAACAAGTCTTCTAACCGAGCAAACCTGTCCTCGATGCGGCCCATCATAGTTGACATCTCATCCTTGTGAATGAATGTTTCTCTGGTGGAATTGATGCGTTCCTCAAGGCGGTTAATCCTAGCGGTGAGTTGGTTAATGTACCAAGCACCACCACCAATTATAACAAATATTAGAACGTCAAGAAGATTGCTCATTTCCATTAGTCAGCATCCTGTTCTGCGATAGTTGTTTTAGTTAATGCCATAGTAGTCTCCTTATGCCGCTATATAAGTGATAGAACTGTATATATCACCAGTAACATCATTAAACGTTGGGTTTCGACCAAAGATGCCGCCTTGTTGTTTGATACTCATAATTCCTCCTAAGCAGGGTTCTTCTTCTCAATCCTGAGAACAGACTTGTATGTGCCACTGCCAAGAACTGTAACAGTATCTCCATTGAGACGGTCAGCAGTGACCCTGAACCGAATTGGCTGTAATGTGCTGTATGCGCCTTGGTAAAGTGTTGTGTCAGTAGCGTGTAGATGAACCCTTTGATACATATCCAAAGATGTTGCGCCACCAATATTATAATCAACGTCAGCAGTGTCTAAAACGGTCCAAGTAGAACCATCATCAACAGACCTATCTAGTGTGAATCTTGCCCTGACTCGACTACCAACAGCTTCCTCCATTCTGAAAGCAATGTCTGCTGTCGCCTCGTAAGCAAACGCAGCTTTATCAGCAGTAATTTCAATGTATGTTGTTCCGGCTCCATCCCAATCAATCGGGTCGGATGATGTTGTTGCTGTGTAATCTGTTGTCAATTCAATGGCTTCAGCTTCTCTACCGTATCCATAGCCAATCGTTGGGCTAGTTGTTCCACCAGCAAGACTAAATTCAGTAACAATATTTTTGTTTGGGTATTCTTGTATGTTGATAACTGTGTTATCTGCGTCAGCAGTAAGTTGGACACCAGTTTGTGCAATTTGCATATACCCAATATCAAATTTATTTTCACCTTCGTTCACATATATATTTGTATCCCAGCCGCCAACAAGCAAATTGCTAAAACTGTTTCCAGTACCATTAGTAATATTAATTCCTCGGTTACCTGTTGGGTCATTATAAATAATATCAACAACAGTACCGCTTGCTGGTGCTACACCAAATCTTGCCTCAACAGATGTGATAGTGCTATCGGCAATTGTTCCGGGTGTTAGGGCTGCTGGAGTTCCTGTTGTGTTATACAAATCATAGTCTGTACCCTCCACGGCAAGCGTTGGTAATGTATCCCCAGACGGTTTTGTGTAAACTTGAATACCACTTGTCTTGAATAAACCACCAAGACCAGCCAAAGCAAAATCTGTTGTGCTACCATTGCCAGTAAAATTTGCATCAGCAACATTTAACTCAGCGTAAGAAATACAATTGCTAAATCGTATTGCTTGCGGCTTTTTTGTGCCGCCCTTTAAGACAATGCCGTAACGAGGAAACCCATTAGTTGTATTTGGGAATTGTGAACTTATTACACTTACATTATCAACAACGCCTAACGCCAAACCAGCATCAAGCGCATCAAACTCAATACCATCAACAAATCGTTGGACATATAAATCACGCATTGTAAAGTAATTTGATGGGCCAATTGCAAAACATTTAGTTACAGTTGCGGATGCTGATGTGTCTGCAACGCCTCTAATGTGTAGCCCCTCAACATGCCAGTTACTTACAATGCTGCCAGTGTCAGTAAAAAACCCATTAGTGTCATTTAAAAATCTAAGTTCTGATGCGTGAGGGCCATCACCAATAATTTTTGTATTGCCGTAAATCTCTAATGCGCTATTGCACAAATACCACCCGCGCAAAGAACCGTTTGCTGGGGCTGTAGGAATATAAACAATTGGGTTTCCATTGCTATTTGCGTAATCAATTGCTGCTTGGATTGCTACTGCATCGTTTGTAACGCGGTCTCCAAGCGCACCAAAATCGAGCACATTGACTATAGCGTCTTCAATCATTCTGCTATTTACTTTTGTGAGAGCCATTTTATGTCACCTATGCAAAGTATGTGATGCTGACATAAAAGTCAGCCGTGTTGCTAGAAGGCTTGCGCCCAAAGATACCGCCGTGTTTTTTAATGGTCATAATTTACCTCATGTTTTGCTTTCAGTGAATATAACGCTGCTGAAATCAGACAGCCTTGTCGCCGTTGCATTAGATGTGTCTTGAGCAAACCGAAAACCGATTTTTGTTCGGCCACCAGTGATTGTAACTCTTGCCCACAAGTCTAAAAGATTAAAGCTACCAGCACCATTTCCAGCCACAGAAATTGTTGAACCTAAAGCGGTTGAGGGTATTCTTGCCCAAGTTCCTGATGTATTAAATGCCGCACCCGAAATAACACCAAATTGTCCAGCAGCAGCACCAGTCCCAGATAATTTATCAACAGTAAACTTAATGTCACCACCAGTGCCAGCATCATATCGAATACTAAAGTGCGCTGTTATAGTTGTGCCAGCTTCAAATTCTTGAGCAAGGTCACTGTCAACTAAAGTGGTTGAGCTAGTAACTGATTGTAAGGATTGTTGATAGCGAATAAGCTGTCTGTCTGCGTAAATTAAATTAGGCGTATCATGCCCCCAATCCCCTACAGAGCAAGTCATTACATGATTGCCCAGCACTGTGGGCTGAGTATTGTCAGCAACAGCAGCAAATCGTTTTAAGCTGGGAGACCACGCTAGACCTTCCCAGCTTCCAAAATCTTGAGTTGGTGTATTTCGTGCAGTCCAAGTAATGCCATCTGCAGAAGACATAACTCTAAAACCTGAGCCTGTATTGGCTACTGCAACAAACTGACCAATCTCTGAAGCCCATACAATGTCGTGATATGAAGGGTTACCAAATCCAGCAATGTTTGGGGTTGTTCTAGCGGTGTAAGTAATTCCATCATGAGATGTGTAAACACGCTGCGACCCAGTGTTAGTAACAACCGCAAGCATATTTAACTCAGGCGCATATGCTGCGGCTTGCCAGTTTTCTCCAGCGTGTGTTGTAGCTACACCATTATCTCGTCTAGTCCAGCTTACTCCATCAGGGCTGGTCATAACTGGGCCGTTTACAACGCTTACGGCTGTACATACAAACAATCCAAGTCCAGATACCCATTGAGCAGACACCCAATCCTCATGAGCAAAAGCATAACTACGCTCAGTCCAAGTCACGCCAGCGTCATCAGATGTAAATACGCGATTTCCGCTACCAGATGTTTCTGTGCTGACCGCAACCAGTCGCCCATTTGTTGGGTCACCAACGGTTGGCGAGTGAGTAACGCTTCTTATGTTAACATCAGGCGTTGTTCTTGCTGTCCAAGTTATTCCATCAGCCGATGTCATTACTCGTTGAGTTGTACCTGAGATTGCTACAGCAACAAAAACATCTGGCCCCGATGCCCAAATTACTTCTGCCCACTGCTGGTCCAGAGGCATTGTTCGCTCTGTCCAATTGATGCCGTCAGGGCTTGTGATAATGCCGTTTTCGCCCACACCACCAACCGCGCAAAACAGTTCAAGGTCAGGCGACCAAGCAACAGACAAAAATCCTGCATCAATTGGAGTTTGCTGCAATTTCCAATTATCTAAAATGGTATCATCACTTGATGTTTTTATCTTATGAAGATTAACAATTTCACTTACCGCACCACCAGTTACTGTCACTGCGCCGTTTGAGAAAAATTTACCTGTTGTAGTACCAGTTAATTTATAGGTTCCTGTTGGCACAAAAGCAGCAAATGGATTAGACGCAGCCGAAGCATTGGCAAATGCCGCGGTGTCGTCCGTAACACCATCACCGACAGCACCAAAGTCTTTGACACTTACAACATCTTGCAGCTTGTCATCTAAGTTTTGCTGAACACCGCCAGTATTGCTGTTTGTGTAAGTGACCAGCGAAGCGTCTGTTGTACCCACCGCAACCGTAGAAATCAGCATGACCTCAATGTTGTTGGTTCCAGTTGGTGGTGCTTCAGAAAATGTTAGCGTAGAGCCAGATACCGAATATGTGTTTTTCTGTTGATACACACCATCAATGTATACTTGGGTATTGTTCTCACCTGCTGGAGCTGCCGCAAGGGTAAACGCTGTTGTTGAGTCATCCCCAGAAAAGTTCTGTGCTGTTAAGGTTGATGCTGTACCAGCTACCCAAGTGCTTCCTGAGTATGCTCTAAGCTCCGCTGAAACTGTGTTAAAGTACAGCGCACCAGCTACTAATGGGTCGCCGTCATTGTCAACGCTAGGGTCGCTAGACTTTGCACCAAGGTAAGTGTCGTCAAAGTTGTCCAAGGCAGTCTCAGCCGCCGCTTGCGCTGTAGCCGCTGCACTCTCAGAAGCCGCCGCTGCACTTTCAGAAGCCGCCGCTGCCGTTTCTGAGGCCGCTGCCGCTGTTGCTGATGCTGCAGCGTTTGTGGCAGACGTAGCCGCCGTTACCGCATCTACCAGTAACTGCCAGTAAGATGTGTTTGTTAGCAATGTGCCAGCAGGAGATGCCTGAATACAAATATAAACATTGTTTAACTGCCCTGCTGTAGTGGACTTAACAATGTCACGCTCAGCATATGCAGATGTGGTTGTTGTGGTATCTGTGCCTTGGTATGTACCGATTTCCTGAGTAACAGCCAAGTCACCACTGCTATCAAAGGCAAAGATTTTATTGGCGCGAGTAGATGCACCGACAGTAAATTCTGAAGAAGTAATTGTGTTTGTCCGCGACACTTTAATTGCACGGTCAAGCTCTTCTTGCTGGTCTTGTATAATTAGCGTTAGCTTGTCTAGTGCGTCTTCGTGGCTAGCGGCTGGAAATGGGTCGTTAGGCGTGTAGT